ACTTGGCGAACCATACTTAAAATATTTTTTACGTTTAATTTATGTACTGCCATTATTCAATCTCTCCTATTAATATATCTACTTTAGCTAAAGTTGTTGAACCACTACTGCTTATAGTAATTGCATTTCCCGGAAAATTAGAATTAATCATAGGCATAATTAAAAAATCACCAACTCCTACTAATTTTAAAAAAGCGGCACTAACACCACTTACACCAATAGTAACATCTGGCGTACCAGTTGAACCTGCTTCTCTTATTCCCATATACCAAAAATCAAGATTTAAACCTGAATCATTAAATATAGTAGAATGTTCTAAATTTACAGCACCAGTTGTAGTTGTATAATCTTTATATTTAACTCTAGATGATGTTGCACTAAATGTTTTTTCAGTTGAACCACCTAAAAATTTATTTACACCACTATGCAATCTTCTTTCTAAACTTCCATCTACAGATTCTAAACCTTCTACAGGAACAATTCTACTTGAATATTTTATTTTAAATGAATCAGCCACTAATTAACCTTTTTAATCCATTATTATAATCATCTTTTAATTGAGCATATTGAGTTGATAACCATTGATAATCTGTAATATGTTTTTGAATTTTAGCATTATAGTTTTGAATTTTAGTACTAGCATCTGCTTGATATATTTGAACTTCTGTACTATATGCACCTAATTCACTAGAATATTTTTGCAACAACTGAGAATCATCTGTAGATGATAACCTAGCATTTTCTATAGCTCTTTGTAAAGATGCTTGATATTCAACATTTTCTTTATTAAATACATTCATTTGATTTTGCATTGCTTGTGAATAAGCACTAATATAAGTACTAATTTTTTGTAATTGAGCTTGTGCTAATTCAGTATCTTCTTCGTGTTCAATCATATGAGCTAATGTTGACCACCATTGGTCTACTTCAATAGCATTTCCATCATAATCATCTATTGTATTTTCAGTATCTAATTGCACAATAGTTGTTAATTCTATAGTTCCACTATCCGTTGCAACGTCAGGTGCTGTATAACTAGGAGCAGTTCCTAAAGATGCTACTTGATTTGATGATAATGTAGGTGGTAAAGGTGCAACTGGTAACGTAGAAAGTGTTATGTCAGTTGGTAACTCAGAAAACTTACTACTCATTTTATTTTGTAAAGATTTTACAGATGCATATAATGCAACTAAATATTCTGCTTCATCCGGAAAAGAACTTATTGCACTAGCGTTATGAGCTACAGATGGATATTGAACTTCTGAATATGTAACAGAACCACTAACAGGTATTACATCAATAGCATTGTTTTCTATATAATATACAGGGTCTGTTACTGATGCATAATCCATATCATCAGAATCTAAAACTCTACCTTTATAAGAACTATCTATTTGTCTACAAGGTTGTTTTATATCCCCATCATTTCTAAATACATTTAATATCTTACCAGTATTTAATGTATTAGGTGAACCAGAAGTAAATGATTGTTCTGATGAACATAATGGTAACAAATGCTTAGGCATTTGATTTATAATTTCTTTAGCACCATCAGTTAAAAATTGAGTTAATTCATCTGTTGTAGGTGAAGTGCCAATAGATAATCCAGTAAGTCCTTCTACTTGCTCTTGAAATGTTGCCATTATGCACTCGCTATAAAGACTTCAACACTAACTGCATTACTACCGGGATTAACCTGTATGCTTGTTACATCAGCCATTGTACCAAAACTAGGACTAGTATCTGCCTCAGATAACATTAAAGCATCAGCACTGCCTAATATATGACTTTGACCAGCACTTAACTTTACTTGATATAAAGTAGCCGCTCCTACAATAGCTATTTCAATATCGTTAGAGCTATCTAAATTAGTTATTCTCATATACTTTGAATCTTGAACATCAATAGCACCAGCCGAATCATTTACAGTACCAGCAAATACTGCAACTGTTGTTGTTTGACTAGCAGGACAAGTAACAAGTCTTTTATATATTTCATTAATACTAGATATTTCTAATGTTCTTTTAGAGCCATAGTCTTGGTTTTCAAGTATTACATCTTCTTGTATTTTAACTTTTAATGTCGCCATTATTTATCCATATCTTAAAGACTTCTTTTTTAGATAGTCTTTGTTTTTCTTTTGCCAAAAATTATTATTTGATTTCTGTCTACTTTTAATAGCAGAATCAATACTCTTATCCATACTTTGAGAACTAAACTCTATATCAGTTCTTTTACCAATCGCTGTTCTCATGTACATATTTGTAGTAAATACGCTTTCATTAGCTTTCTTACCACAACTCTTACAATAGAACCAACCCTCTGGGTTTGGATAATTACAATGTATACATTCTTTCATAATTCTTTTAATATTTCGGGAGCTGTCTTTTATTGACAGCCCCCACAGTTAAATACTGTTATCCTTATTTGTTCGGATTATACGTTATATGAGTCATCCATTTCTATATATTCAACAATGAATCTTAAAGAACCTGTATTAGCAGTAAAATTACCACCACTTGAGGTTGCTGTAAAATGAACTTCAGTAGCACTTTCTCTATAAGCATTAGCTAAAGCACCCATTATTGCAGTACCACCTAAAGCCGCTGTTAGAACGTCATCAGTTGATGTTCCAACTCCAGCCGCTACACTTGTTGATGAAGCTTCGAGACAGTCTGCGTCAAGAGTACCAGTAAACTGAGTACCTGCCGCCGCTGTACCTGCACTAACACCAACATTTCCACTTGCCTGAGCAAGAGCATCTTCAACAATACAAGTCAATCTTGTAATAATTGATTTAGCTGGAACTGAAATAGCACCTGAAGCAATAGTTGTAGCCGCCGCTCCATGTTGAACAACTTTAGATTTAACCTTAACAAGGTTCTCACCTGAAGCTAATGCATAAGCACTACTATTTGAATTTAATATATCTGCTCTCATAATTATGCATCCTCTATGTTTAACAAAGCGTGAGATTCTGGAAGTGAGATTTCAAGACCTGCTTCTGTTAGAATCATGTCTTTTCTCAAGTCCTCATCAGCACTCTGTACGTTACTCATGATATGCGTATCACGATTTAAACCGTTACCAACAAGTGGTCTGTATGATACGTTGTCCAAGTCAACTAAGCATAAAAATTGAGAAGCTATGTTACGGAAAAGTGGCTCTTTTACAAGTGCCAAACCACCGTGAATAGTATCAATCTTCATAACATCATGACCAAAAGAACCTTGAGCTCTTTCAATCATATACCTAGATTGGTTTTGGATACTCTTATCAATAAAACCATCTTTCATCTTATTAAAATAAGATATAACTGGTAATCCAGCTAAAGCTAGTTTATCCTTAGAACCACCACGAGCTGGGTCATAAAGAACTTCAAAGTCACCTAATAGTTCGTCATAAGTGAACTCACCAGTAGCATATGTTTTATGATAAGCCAAGCCTTCATTATATACTAACTTGTCTCCTCCAGAACTATCATCACCAGTGTCTTTTACATTAGAACCACCAACAGTGTTCATAATGTGTCCAACAATACCTTCAGAGTACTGAATACCACCTAAACTAGCACGCTGACCAAAAAGCATAGCTCTTTCAATATCAATCTTGTGCTCTCTTAACTTTAAGTTCCAAATCCTTGCCCACTCATCTGCATAACCTCTATATCTAGTAGCCATTGCAGTATTAGACATCTCACAAGCTGTTTTAAAGATTTGAGTATATCCAAAGTCGTCATCTAACTCTTGAGAGAATACATCAGGAGCACCTGAACCTTGCTCAAAAGAAGTACCAATAACTTGACATTGAATATTAGTAGATGAGCCATCAATATCAGTTGTTGTTGGTTCAGTTAACCACTTAATAGTGATACTTCTACCATCAGCACTAACTTGTTCAATACGACAGTTACAGTGATTTTTTTCACCGCCTCCGCCTGCACCAGCTACATCTACCATAATTACCATTCCTTTTAGCAACCAAGATACACCAGTAGAACCACCAGAAGCAGTAGCAACTTGCCAAACATCGGTATCACCAGCATTTGTAGCCGCCGCATCGGTTTGCATAAAGAAACTTCTGTCAGTCATGGCAATTTTACTTCTATCTTCTAGGAATCTAAATTGTGAGTCACTAGTCGGAACTTTTCCTACTTTTGACAAGTAGACGAAAAATGGAGACTCATCAGGAGCAAGGTCTGCGACCCTGTCACTAAAGTCATATAATCGTCTTGATGATGAATCCGGAGCATCAACTAAAGGTCTGCCCGGAACACCAGATGTTACTTGTCCTTGATTATAATTCGGCATAATCAATTCCTTCCATTTTATTTATTATAATACGTTACTTCTACTCCCAGAGTTCATAACGGTATCCCACACTTTGTCCATGTTACTCTTCGGTTGAGGAGTAGCTTGTCCTTGTAGAACACCAGCACTCTTAGGAGTACTTTGTGCAGTTTTCACTGCATTTAATGTATCAGTATTATTTTGACTAACCCCACTGACATCACGCCATAACTTAACGAGGTTACCTAAACCAACTTGCTCTTTTGGCTGAGTTGAAAATTGAAGAAACTCTTTAATGTCATTATCAGACATCTTATAGTTATTTCTCAATGTATTAACAGTATTATTCAAATGCATTTCTGTTTGCATCTTAGCCTGTTGCTCTGCCATAGCTTTGTTGATTGCCTGTCCAGCTATTGTTTCCATTTCTGTTTTCACTAGCCTTCTAGAAGCGGTATCCTTCCTTGAGTCAAAGGCTTCCCAAGGGTTGAAATCGTCTACCTGTTCTGAAGATGATTGTTCTTGACTCGGAGCTTCTGATATACCATCTTGCAATACCTTAACTAAATCAGGTCTCGACTCTAATAGATTAACTAAAGGTTCGTATTTCTTCAATTCATTTAGTTCCGCTTGTGAGCGGTCATACATTGATTGAAATTTACGAGCTTCAGCATCTGCATTTAAAACCGGGTCTTCAATAGTCTCAGCGTCAACACCCTCTGGTGGTTGACCCAAGATACTTTCATTTTCTCCAAACCTACTTTCATCTTCAAGCATTGGTTCGACATTAGCCTCATTGTTTTCTAAAGTTTCCATTTGTATTTCTTTCCGAGATGTCTCTAGGTCTTACGAGCTGAACTAACTTTATCTGCCTCACGATTAAGACGATTAGCTAATTTCTCAACTTCAAGCTTCACCTCATTTTCTAGTTTACTACGTTGTACTCTTCTATCTGCTTTAGAATCTGAATTGACTTCACCAAGTCTAGTCTTAAATTTCTCAACTTCAACTCGCTTTCTGTCTTGTACAGATTCTCTTTGGGCTGTTTGCAAGTCGCCTTGCAAATTCTTTATTTGTCCCTGTAAGGACTGGATTTGACGCATCATCTGTTCTTTTTCATTTGTTCTTCTCATTACGCCTTCCTTATCAAATATTTCTGGGTTTTTCTTCAACACTTCTGTTCTATCAATGATACCCATTTTAAACGCCTCTAAATATACACTAAGTTCTGCGTACTTGTTAGTAGGCATAGTAGAACCGGGTTCGATTCTAATATCGTGTTGCTCTATGTTATACTTTTCTTTCTTTATATCTACGATTGAGTTTGTAACATCATCATAAACATTAACCATAACTTCTGTCAAATCGTTGTTTGGTTGAGCAAGTCTAAATAATTTTTTAAATGTGTAGTGACCTTTTGAAAGATTGTACAGAACTTTACCAAGTCTATTTATAGAAAACTCAATATCTCTTAACTTAGACTTAGGTCTTTCACTTCCTAAAGCTATCATTCTTTCTGTACCACGAACTGTATCAGGTGCTTTGTCTCCAAAGCCATGCATCATTTCTGGTAGACCAAATATAAAATCTATGTAAAATTCTGATTGTTGTATCAATCTATAAAACTCACCTGCTAGTGGAGATGGTTGTGGATAGTGCGGTTCACCTTGTGATGAATCTATTTCAATAACAGCATTAGGGTTTGCCCAATCTTGCTCTAACTGAGATATATCATCTACACTTCCAAGTGGTACTAATAGTTTTAATCCAGCAGAAGCTTGAGCGTGAGACAATGCTAATGACCATAACTTATTTAACAGTTTCTGCATTGGCTTTGCTCTTGATATATCAGACTTAGGGTAAGGTGTTCCTGTCCATATATTTGGTAAAGGTACTATTGGATATACATCTGTATTTAAAACTTGTTCATACAATACAATTTCCCCTACTGATGCACACACTTTAATTCTTGTTTGCTGAACTGGTGCAACTGTAAAAATACCAGTTTCTATTAGGTCAAGATTTTCTTCTGAAAATGCGGCAAACTCTTCTTCAGACATAATCATCTCTGATGTATCCTGAGTGTTTATAACATAATAAAAGTTTACCTTTGTCTTATAAAATCTTTCTAGTATCTGATACTTTCTAACATCCATATAGTCTTTATCTTTTACATCGGCTGGTGTAAAAGCAACAACAGAGTTTTTGTTTTGAGATGCTGGGTAATCACTTCCTTCAATATCATGATACTCTGATATTTCATTGATTAGACCGGGTATTTCTTCACCTGTCTCTGGGTCGGTCTTATCTGCTAATTCTGGGTAGAGGTTAACGAGTTGTTCTTGGGTTAATACGGTAGACAATATGATACCATCAGCATCATCGTGCCAACGGTTTCTAGAAGAAGGAGAGACATATACTCTAAAAGGGTCTAGGTATGTAAACTTCACGTCACCTCTACCGAAATCTGATTCTGTATCTATATAAGCATATAAATAACCCAAGCCTGTTGTAGCGTAATCATGTATGGCTTGTTTCATTTGTGAATCACCATCTGATGATTGCCAAACGTATCCCATGATTGTTCTCCATATCGATGCAGTTTTTACATCTGAATCTTCTCTTGGGGTTATTGTAAATGCTGGGGGTCTTGCTGTTAATACAGCTTTAAATTTTTCTACTGCCGCAGAAGTTCTGTCCATTGGGACATCTGCTTGGTTTCTTGATGCTAGCTCTGAAGACTCATCTTCTGTAAAGTGATTACCTAAATAAAAGTCAATGTCTTCTCTAGCTTCTGTATCCCAATCTGAACGTGCATCTCTCCATTGTCTAAAGAGTTGTTCGTTATATTCTGCTCTTTGGTCTTTTTCCATATTAATTTTTACCAAATGGTATCTTACCAAATTTATATTGTTCGTAAGCTCTTAATAAAAGGTCATCTAATATTGTCCTTCCAAAAGGCTTATCTGGATTTGGATTATTTCTAAATCTATCTTCTTCAGGAGATAGTTCAATTCTCATTGGAGTATTTTCACCTGTCATAGAAGATTCTAATAATTCATTTGCTAATATTTTATTAAACTCATCCATACTCATACCAAATAAAGAATCTGCTACTTCACCGCCTTCTTGCTTACCTTTTACTTTTCTTAAATTAATATCAAAAGATTTTAGTAAATCTTTAGCCATTTCCATTCTTAATTTTTTTGGTACTTGTACAATATCTCTATTGTATTCATTTATGTTAAAATATCCTCTTGGGTAATCAGCATCAACTATATCACCTTTTTTTACACTACCAACACTTTCTCTGGCTTTTACTAATGTATTTTTAAACTTTTGTAAATAACCGGGGTTTATTAACTCTAACC